ATTGCAAGAGCCGGATCACCATTATATAATGCTGTTCCTAAAAAACCTCTTCCTGAATTCGGAATGAAAGTGGAAGTTTCAAGAATGACAACTGGGTCAACCGCTGCTGAACAAGCAAGCGAAAACTCAGCTGTTTCAGAAACTAACATGGACGATACATTATTAACAGTTAATGTTGATACTGTAGCCGGTCAGCAAGACGTTTCAAGACAAGCTCTTGAAAGAGGTGGACAACCTGGTTTCAGTCTTGAAAACATTATTTTTCAAGATTTAGTTTCAGCATACTATACAAAATTAGATAACTTGATGATCAATGGCTCTGGAAGTTCCGGACAGCCAAAGGGAATTTCTCAAGTTGCAGGAATAAATACAACAACATATACAGACGCAAGTCCAACTGTTGCTGAACTTTATCCTAAGCTTGCAGATGCAGTTCAAGAAATCAATTCAAATAGATTTGCACCAGCAACAGCTATTATTATGCACCCTAGAAGGTGGGGATTCCTCACCGCTGGAGTGGACACAACTAATCGTCCATTAGTGCTACCGGCTGGCAACAATACAGATAATGCTATCGGTGTTGGTGAAGCTGCTGCTTATGGTCAAGTAGTTGGAAGCGTTATGGGATTACCAGTAATCACAGATGCTAACATCAGAACTGACTTAGGCGCTGGAACTGAAGACGCTATTTACATAGTTAAAGCAGATGATATGATTCTTTTTGAAGATGGATTATTCCAACTCAAATTTGAAGAAACTAATGCTGGATCATTAACAACTAAAATGGTTGTTTATGGTTATAGTGCATTTGCTTCTGGCAGGTACCCTGCTGGAATTAGCGCAATATCAGGAACAGGACTTATTGCACCTACTTTCTAAAAAGTAAAATTGGTTTAGGCGGGTCAGGCAACTGATTCGCCTTAAACCTTAAAGGAAAAATTATGGTAAATAAAAAATTAATAGAAGCTTTAAAAAAAGAACTTAAACATTACGAAATCTATGGAAAGGCTGATCGTGCTGAGCAGGTTAAAAAAGCTATTAAAGCAGCAGGTGGAAAAGTTGAAACAAAAACTGCAAAACCTAAAGCTGAAAAAAAAGTAGAAAAGAAAAAGTAATTATGCCTAAAGGTGTTGATTACGGAAAAAAAATGAAAGGTGGCAAAGGTAAGGGCCGCAAAAAAGGGAAATAACCTATGGCAATTACTAATGGCTACTGTACGCAAAATGAGTTAAAAGCATTTGTTGGAATTCCAACAAGTGATAGTGAAGACGATAATCTTTTAGATGATGCTATAAATGCAGCTTCTCGACAAATAGACGCTTTTTGTGGTAGATATTTTTATGCTGACGGATCAGCATCGGCAAGAAAATTTTTTACAGATGATTTATATCGACTTAAAGTTGATGATATATCTACAACTACAGGACTTGTAGTTAAATATGATGATGATGACGATGGAACGTATGAAGTAACTGTTTCATCAAGTGAATATCAAGTTTTGCCTATAAATGGAATTGTTGGAGGTATTACAGGCAATCCATATTATATAATAGAATTAATTAGCGACGGATCAAATGAATGGCCTTTAGATTATTCAAGTAATAGGCCCAGGGCTGAAATTACAGCTAAATGGGGTTACGCGTCAGTGCCTGAGCAAATTAGGCAAGCTTCATTAATGTTAGCAAGTGAATTATTTGCAATGCGAAATGCGCCGCTGGGTGTTGCAGGTGTAGGCGATTTTGGAGTTGTTAATATACAACAAAACAGAGAGATTACTAGAATGATTGCTCCATTTCGTAAAGGCACAGTTTTAGGGGTTGCTTAAATGGCAACAATGTCTGAAATTAGAGATGGTCTTAAAACAACAATAAGCGGAATAAGTGGTTTACGTTGTTATGATGTAATCCCAGACAATGCAATAAATTTTCCAGTTGCAATGTTTATACCTACAAATATTGAATTTGATTTAGCAATGCAACGTGGCACAGATCTTTATACCTTTGATGTTTTAATAGCTGTACAGCGATCTGATGCAAGAACTGCTCAGGATAAATTAGACGCGTTTGTTACTGGAAGTGGTAGTTCAAGTATTAGGCAAATAATATATAATAATCGCACTTTAGGATTAGCTAATACAGATGCTAGAGTAGTTAATATGACAAATTATAGTGCTGACTTTAACTTGAATGGAATTGATGGAATCGGCGCTAATTTAGAAATACAAGTTTATACAAAAGGATCAAGCTAATGGCTAAATATAAAATAATTGGTAATAAAAAAGTTATGGATAAAGCTAAAGGTGATACGATAACTATTGACGATGAAAATATTGCAAAATCATTAATTAAGGGTGGCCATATAATCCCTACTACAATTAAAAGAAAGCGTGCTCGTAAAAAAGATGGCACTTTTATAAAAGATGATAAATCAACGCCAGATGTAAATGAGGCGTGGGAGAAATAATGGCAAAGTTTGTATTTAATGATGGTAAAGTATTTTCAGGCGGATATGACCTGAGCAGCCACGTAACATCTGTTAATCTTGAAATAAACGCTGAAGAATTAGATTCAACAACTATTAACTCAGGTGGATTCAGAGAAAAGCTAGGCGGGTTAAAAGATAGTTCATTACAAATAGATGGTTTTTATGAAGCAGGATCCAATAAGCCAGATGCTTTGCTAGGTGCTTCAATAGGAAATGAATTAATTGTTACTACTGTTCCAGATGCTGGAGTAGGAAATATTGCATATTTTATGAAATCAAGATTATTTGATTATTCAATATTAGGTGAGGTTGGAGGCTTAGCTCCGTTTACTATAAGCAAAAGCCAATCGTCCGATAAAGTTGTTAGAGGAACTATTCAATTAGATGGCGCATTAACAGCTTCAGGTAATTCAACAGGCACCCAGCTTGGAGCTGTTGCCGCCGATGAAAAAGCGTACGCAGCAATTCATTGCTATGCAGTTTCAGGTACGTCGACTCCAACTATTACTTTTAAATTACAATCAGATGATAATGCAAGCTTTACAAGTCCAACTGATCGAATTACTTTTACAGGAATTACAGCTATAGGGGCAGATTTTCAAAGCGTTGCCGGCGCTGTAAGTGATGATTACTGGCGTTTGAATTATACTATAACTGGAACAAGTCCAAGCTTTTCAATTCATGCTGCAATCGGTATTGAATAAAAATATTTAAAAACATTACGCATTTAAAATAATTTATGTTATAATTATATTATAAGCTAAACAAACGGAGGACTAATAAAATGCAAAAATTTAAAGGAGTAGTAAAGGTACCTGGATCAGATATTAAAACTATTAATATTGAGGCAATTTCACGAGCAAAAGCTACAGCTGAAATGCGCACAAACTTAAAAGATTTTCAAAAAGCTAATGTTGAAGTTAGACTTTATGAAATTCACAGATCAGATGTTGATTTAATTGTTAGATGGAAAATTGATAGCAATTTAATTATTTCTGAAAAATTTACTATATAAACAAAAGGAGGGCTATGAAAGTAAATCCTGGTTATACAGATTCAAATTCTGTTGAGTGGTATACGCCTAAAAGTGTATTTAATGAATTAGGTGTTATATTTGATTTAGATCCAGCTAGCAGTGAAAAAGCTAATAACGTTCCTGCTAAAAAGATTTATACATTTAAAGACAATGGACTAGAACAGAAATGGGAGGGTTTTGTTTGGTTAAATCCGCCTTATTCCAGAAATATGGATCCGTGGTTAAAAAAGTTTATAGAGCATGGAAATGGTGTAATGTTATTGTTTGCAAGAACAGATACAAAATGGTTTCATGAAATAATTTGTAAAGCTGACGCAATTGTTTTAAAAAAAGGAAGAGTAGCTTTTGAATTAGAAGGGCAAGAGGGCCGAGGCAAAGCAATTGCGCCTAATATGTTTATAGCATGTGGAGACAAAGGAGTTGAAGCTATTAAAAACATAGAAGGTTTATTTATTAATTTAAAATAACTAAAAAAAAACGGAGGACAAAATGAAAAATAAAGATCAAGTTAGGCAAGATCAAGATAAGTTACATAATTTATTAGGAGATACAGAAGTTACTTTTAGATTATATAATAAAGATGGCACTGAAAGCAAATTAAAATTATGTTGGAGTAGTTTTACAGTAAGTCAAAAACGCGAGCCTAAACCAAAAGTTAATCCTGATTTTCATGATTATCTTGATTTAGAATTTGTATTAAGAAAAGAATAAAACGTACAACCCCCGTTTACGTACCGGAAAGCCCCTCTAGCAGCAAGAGGGGTTTTCCATTTAATAACGTATAAACTTATATTTCATTATTCATATTTAAAATAAAGATATTGAAAGGAGTTTATTTTGGCAAAATTTGTTTTGACAGATGCAAGCGTAACATTGAACAGCGTTGATTTAAGTGATCATGTTGCTTCAGTTACTTTAGACATTACAGCTGATGAAATTATGACAACTAGTATGGGAGAAACCTTCCAGTCCAGAACAGGGGGCCTTAAGACAGGTACTCTTTCCGTCGAGTTTCAACAAGATTTTGCGGCTAGTGAAGTTGACGCTACACTTTGGCCTTTACTTGGAACAACTACAGCTTTTGTAGTAAAACCAACAAGCGGCTCAGTTAGTGCTACTAATCCATCTTATAGTGGATCAGTTTTAGTTAATCAACACATTCCAGTTGCAAATGCAGTAGGAGAACTTGCTACAATGTCAGTTTCATTTCCTACCTCTGGAACTATTACCCGCGCGACTTCGTAATGGGTAATATGGTAGTCGTGATGAGCGACGGCACCAAACTTGAAGTTAAGATTAAACCTGGGGATATTGTTAAATTTGAGCGTAAATTTGACATACCAATTTCAAGGTTAAATGATGAGCAGCGATATGAATGGCTTTTATATTTAGCGTGGCTTGCTTCAAAAAGAAATGGTGTTACTGAAGATTATGATGCTTGGGTTGATAAAGTTGAAGACCTAGACATTACTGGATCAAGTGATAATTTAAAAGCATAAACGGATTTATTGATTTAATTGCTGCTATAGCAGTTGAAACTGGAATAGATCCGAATGCTTTAATGAATATCGAAATGGAAATGTTTGATGCAATTGTTAAAGTTATAAATAAAAAATACGAAAGTTGATATGGTAAAAATAGCTGGTGAATTTACAATTGATAACTCTGAGTTAATAGAGTTAAGAAAAGACATTAAAAAATATGGCGATACAGAAGTTTTAAAAGTATTGTCTAAGTTTCATAGAGAACTTGCAAAAGAATAGTCATCAGAAATAAGAGCATTAGCTAAAAAACAAAGAATTCCTAAAGCTAGAGCTTCGGCTACTGGCTACACAGCTTCAGGTACACGTACAGAAGCAAAGATTAATATTAAAAGTAATGATAGAAAGCCGGCTACATTTTCTATGGAGTTTGGTCGCCGTTATATGTATGTACCCACTAAAAATGGTAAAACAAGAGCTGTGACTAGAGGCGAAGTTGGCAACCTAAGATATTCACGACCTGGAGCAGACTTTCCTTATAAAAAATGGATCGGTCATAGATTTACAGCAGGTGACAGTACATTTTCACAATTTGGTAAAAAAGGTTATGTTGCCGGTAAAACTTTAGATAAAAATCAAAACAAGATAGCTGAAACATATTCTGATCGTATGTATGACGCATTAGTGAAGGCAATTAAATAATGGCAGCAGAAAAAAAAGTTTCGATAGCAATTATAGGTAAAACTAAAAATTTTACTGATAGCTTAACAAGATCACAAAAAGCTATGAGTAAATTTAGTTCTGTAGCTGGTACGTTAGGTAAAGCTACGGTTGCAGGTTTAGGTGTTGCCTCAATTGCTGCAGTTACATTAGGTAAAGATTTAGTTAACTTAGGATCAGACGCTAATGAAGCACGATCCGCTTTTGAAACTACATTTGGAGAAAGTGTACCAAAGTTATCTGGTTTTGTTGATGAATTTGCAAATAAAGCTGGTTTAGCAGCTTTTGAATTAGAGGGCCTATTAACTCAATCAGGTGCTATTCTTCAGGGTATTGAATTTACAGGAGAAGCTTCTGCAGATTTATCAACAAAGTTAGCAACTCTTGCCGGAGACGTAGCTTCATTTAGCAACGTTCAGGGAGGCGCGGAACCAGTTATGCAAGCTTTCACTAAAGCTTTGCTCGGTGAGAGAGAATCACTTAAAACTTATGGAATCGCGATAATGGAAGCAGACGTACAAACAAAAGCATTCGAAATGACTGGCAAAAGTTCAGCAAAAGAACTTACTAAGCAAGAAAAAGCTTTAGCAACCTACGAATTGCTATTAGAAAAAACAACTGTACAACAGGGCGATCTTAATAGAACGCAGGAAAGTTTTGCTAACAAGTCAAGAGCTGCACAAGCTAAATTAAAAGATTTAAAAGTTACAATGGGCGCAGAGTTGTTACCGGTTGTTGAAGAAATGCTTCCTGTTTTTGTTAATTTAATTGAGGAAATTGGTCCTCACTTAATTGACGCAATAAAAGCAGTAGCTCCATTTATAGCAGTTGTTGGAGAGCTATTAGGGGCTTTAGCTCCGCCTATAATAGCTATCGTAACTTTATTATTAACTTTATTAGCGCCAGCATTTAAAAAGCTAACTGAAATGGTTGATAAGTTTTTAGCACCATTTTTTACAAACTTGCCTAAAAACTTTGAAAATATGATTAATAGAATAATTAATAGTTTAAATAGTTTTATTAGAACTATTAATGGTTTTGTTGATAGAGTTGCCGGTGTATTAGGGAAAATAGGTGTAAATATTAATTTGCCTAAACTTTCTGAAATTAAAAATGTTTCTTTAGGTTTTGCAGAAAAAGAAGTTAAAAGATTAACACCTGAAGAAACTATTGATCCAGCAAAAACAATAGATCAATTAACTTCAAATGCTGCAAGTACTTCTGCAGCGTTATTAAGTCCAAGCGCTGGTTTAACTGTAAACTTTAATAATCAAGTAAACAATCCTGATCAAGTTATTAATGCACTTAATAATTATACAAATAAAAATGGACCTCTTAATAGAGTACTAACAATAGTCTAATGGCGCAACCAACAGTTAGAGTTAGGGTAGGATTTACGCCAAACGAATTTACTTTAGATGATTTAGTAAGAGGTGTTTTAGGATCAGGTGAATTAGGCGGCGCGGTAAGTTTAACTGATGTTACTGCTGACGTACAAAGCGTAACTATTTCAAGAGGTCGATCAAGAGAGTTAGCTACATTTAGTACAGGAAGCTGCAACGTTCAATTATTAAATAATTCAAGAAAGTATGAAAATACAAATACAGCTAGTCCCTATAGTCCGGGTATTGAGCCAATGATTGCTTTACATGTTGATGCAACAACAGATGGTGGAAGTAGCTATAAAGATTTATTTGTTGGTTTTGTTACAGATATTAATTTAACTTATCCCGATCAAGGCAACTCGTTTGCTAATTTTCAAGCATCAGATGCTTTTATGAAAATAGCTAATACATCTTTAATTAATGCTTCATTTTCAAGTTTAACAAGTGGCAATTTAATTAATGCTGTTTTAGATAATACAAATGTTAAGTTTGGTACAAATAGGAATATAGATACAGGTATTTCAACAATGCAAGCATTAAGCAGCATTTCTGAAAATACATTAAGTGTTTTACAAAATATTGAACGATCAGAAAATGGTTTATTATTTATTTCTAAAGATGGTAAATTAACTTTTAAATCTAGGCACGCTACTTTTCCTAGTACTCCAGATGCAACATTTTCAGATGACGGATCAGATGTTCCATATATTAGAGTTGATTATATTAATGATGACAACGAAATTTACAATGTTATTTCTTTAAATAGAATTGGCGGATCAACACAAACAGTTGAAAGTGTTGGATCACAAGGTAAATATTTAATTAGAACTTTAAGCCGAGATAATCTTTATAACGATAATGATTCAGAAGTTAAAGATGCTGCCGAATTTTTGCTTGGAAAGTTTAAAGATGCGTTAATCAGATTTGATAATTTAATTGTAGATTTAACTGAAGCTACTACAAGTAATCAAAATACAATACTTGATCGTGAAGTAGGAGATATTGTTAAAGTTGAATTAACACCCCCTGGAAGTGGATCTCCAAGCCAAATAACATCTAATGAAATAATAGATAGTATAAGCTACAACATTACGCCTGATTTGTTTAGTTGCTCTTATAAGCTATCAAATGCAGATACGCAAGCTTTTATGAGGTTAGACAATACTTTATTTGGTATTTTAGATTCTGATAAGCTTGGGTATTAATAACTTATAATGAAGTTCATAAAAGTAAAAGGATAAAATAAAAACATGGCAAACGGATTTAAAATATTTGGTGTAGGTGAAGTATTAACTGCAGCAGACGTAAATGATTACTTTATGGAACAAGTTGTTGCTATTTTTGCAGATAGTACAGCAAGGGACGCACAAATAACAAGTCCAATAGAGGGACAGTTTTGCTTTTTAGCAGATACCAACGAATTACAATTTTATAATGGAGCAGCGTGGACAGGTTATATTGGCGACGGCGATATAACAGGTGTTACGGCAGGTACAAATTTATCAGGTGGTGGAACATCAGGTGCAGTAACATTAAACCTAAATATAGACGCAGAAGTAGATTTTAATGACCAAACAGCTAAAGAGATAGTATTAAAAGACTATTCAGAAACAGATGTAGCAGTAACAAGCACATCAGGTGTTATAGCCATAGATATGGATAATGGAAACACAGGAAGCATTACTCTTACAGAAAATATTACAGACATAGATTTTACTAATGTTCCAACATCAGGAGTTGCTACTTTCACTTTACAAATCACACAAGATAGCACAGATAGAACAGTTGCAATTAATGCTGTAACAGTCAATGGTGGTGGAGATGTAACTGCAAAAACAGCAGGTGGAGCAGGGTATACAATGTCAACAGGATCAGGTGCAATAGACTTAGTAACCTTCTTATTTTTAGATGCAGGTACACCACTACTTAATGCACTACAAAATTTTAGTTAGGAGTT